AACGAGGTCTCTAATCTCTTTTACTTCTTTATTAACTTCTATTTTAATCATAATAGAACCTAATTCTAAAACGCCAAACTCAATAGCTTTAACCACTACTTTTTTAACGATTAGTTTCGTGAACATGTTCAAAGGCCCCCAAGTTAAATAGGAGGCCTTATCCACTACATACTTCATGATTTGTTTAACCACGAGGTCTATAACTGTTGCTTTAATTTGATCATGCATTACAGTACTTGATCGTCAACACCGTCGATTTGGTCAATTATTTTTACCAAAGGTGGTAAAAGAAAAGGTAACATTGGAATTAAAATATCGTCTGTTTTGTTTGGCGTCGCTACTAAAAAAGCAGGCAGCGCAAGCATGATAGCTTTAGCTAATTTTAGTACAGCATCTTCTGCTATGTCTAAACCTTCTGCTTTGATTGCATCTAATAAAATTTGTTTCGGGTCTGCTGTTGGTACTACTGGTGTTTCTACCATTATAATCTCCTCTAGTTTTTGTTAATTAATACTAATGCTATCTGGAAAAAAGCTGTGATAACAAAACTTGCAACCAGGCTTCCCCCTATTATTTGCCATTTAAACTTTATTATCTGATCAACTTTTTTATCGAGCTTGTCAAACTTCCTATTTGTTTCATCTATGAAATAATCAATCAGGTTTTTATCCATTTAAAACACTCCTTAAGCTAAAAAAGCATCTATTAAATCTGTGATATAAGTTATATCCCCTGCGGTATAATAAGCTGAAAGGTCAGACCCAACTATTGTAGCTCTTGCAGAGTCTATGGAACCTGCACTTAGTAAACCATCTACAGCTTGAATTATAGGATCACTCATAAGGGCGATTGTTTGAGGTACTGTTAGTCCCTTACCATCATTAATCACTGCAATCTCATCTTTGATTCGTCCACCAAACTCACGTCTCTGTTTCTTAGCTTCTATTGAGGCTTGATGAGCATCAGCTGTTGCTTTAGTAGATATTGCTAAATCTCTTGCCACAGTGTCTACTGTGAATACTTTATGATTACCAATGACTATATCTTCCATTACTTGATCACCATTGACGTCAAGCTCAATCACAGGAGATTGATAGTCGATAAGAACAGGGTTCCCATTAATATCAAGGATTGGATCACCGTTAATATCTAACGAAGGTGTTTGTAATGTTTCAAATACTGGATCTCCATTAACATCAACGGCTTGCTTAGGCGCAGGCTCAGTGTCATCTACGGTGGTAATTGTAGTAAAAGGGAGATCCGATTCTGGAACTTGACCTGTGTATTCGACTACCGCATCAACAGGGACATGTCTCTTGGTTGTTTCTGTTTTATATCCACCATGCCTATTAATTATATATTTCATTACTTAATTCTCCTAGCTGATATTTTGTAGCCTACTTGTAAATTTGTAATACTGGTTCCAGCGAATGCCTTTAAATAATAAGTAGTCGGACTAGTAACAATTGCGTTGAAAGAAGTTACAGATAAACTCTCATGATCGCCGCTCGCATTTCTCATTGTTTGTCTTGCTCTAGACGAACCGTCCAGCATTCCCGAACCGGCATTACCAGATACGGTCCCGATGCCTAATATTACGGACGATGTTGTCGTCGTACCATTTGACTTAAAAGTCCCAGTACAATTAATATCCCACTCACCAGGACTTAAGATTATTGATGTTAAGTCGCCAAATTGATCTGCGGTGACTAAGTAAGAAACCAACCCAGCAGATTTTGCTTCAATGTACTCAGTTTCACCATAAACACCGAATACAGAAAAGTCTGGAAGCTCTTCTACGCTTACAAAAGTTGATGCTAGATCTCCGGTGTATAATGCTATTGTCGCTCCGCTGTTTTGTGAGACCCTAATATCTATATAATCACCTTTATCTAATTGTATGGTATCACTTCCACCTAAGTGCATAAAAGTAGAGGTGGCTCCGAACTGAGTATCTCTGTCTAAATTTGAATACAACACTCCGTTTTTATATAGTAGTAAGTTACCAGATTCTGACTCAGTCCAAGCCGTTGTGCCTGCGAACAGTAAATTTGAATGTACTTTATAGTGTGAGGTTTTAGGTGCTGTGAATTTCCATGAAGCTCCAGTTGTAACTAAGCTTTGGTTATCATATTCAACGGTATCAAAATCAACTATTGTTATACTGCCCGTAGATATTGACTGCCCTGCGTCTGTTTTATGCCTTGTTTTAGATGTACTAAACAAAGTCTCAGTCGTTGAAACTAGGTTGCCACTTACATAGTCAGCGCCCTGTTTTGCTACGTGTACTGTCAAACCTCTGTCTATAGTAGTAACAGCCGTGTAGACAATAATTGTAGCCTGAGTATTACTAATAGCTGTGACTGATAGCTTTTGTCCATTATCTGAAATACCACCATCAATTGATGCCACAACTGAAGGAGCAACTGTTAAGCCTGTAAAGTTAATTAAATATGTTCCAGTAGCTGACTTACTCACACTAGAGACAATATCTCCAAGCTGTGAGGTCAGGACTCCAAGGTCAGTCATTCTAATGGCATCAAAGTTTTTATGTAAAGGCATTGCACCAGGTGCCACTTCTTGAGGACCTACAAGAACTTTATCCACTGTAATATTAGATGCAACACTTGGCGCTGTTAAAACATATCCACGTAATGAATAAGTGTTATCAGGGTCAACAACTTCAACCTTAGCTAAAAAGTATTTTGAAGTAGCTGTTGCTTGTAACTTACCGTTATTGTCATTTCTAACTAATATATCACCTGGGGTGTCTACATTTCTTAATCTAATCTCAATATCATCATTGGTGTAATTCACATCAGTCTTATACCAAAAACCAATGGTCATCGACTTCCCACCTTCAACATAAGCAAGATCAACATCGTTCATATCAAATTCAAAATAATCAGCCGTGGTCGCCAAAGTCCCAACAGTAAACTTATGAGATTGAGCACCAAACAAAGGAGCAACAGTTTCAAAAGCTTTTGTAATGTTTGCAGTCACAGTTACATTATTGTTACTGGTCTCAGCATCAGCGTCTTTAATATAATTAATTCCGCCCTCACCTGATCCACCAGCTCCACCAACAGAAGATGATTTAATCTTCCAACGAGTGTCACTTATGGAGTAGAAGAAAGTCACAGATTGTCCAGCGCCAATTATTAGATCGGCATTGTCTGGTAAAATTATTCTATCTGTTGCAATAGCTCCAGCATTCTCATCTTTTAAAGTTATGTCAGCAGAGGACCCATTATGTAGTGTCACCACCTTCGCTGAACCTGTAGCGTCTATCCCTTGAAGTTCCGTTGCTGTAACCCCAGTAAGTCTGACGATTGATTTCGTTGTACCTAAAGCTGTAATAGTCGCAGCACTTGCTATATCTACTATCGCCATTTCTAAAGCGTTAACCTTGGTGGGTTTTACGTGTTCAATTGTACTACCGATTGTCATAGCACTTGAGGGTATCGCTGAACCAATGTCAGTATTTTTAATATCTACTCTCGTGCCTTGTGCTGCTGCTGTATGATTCTCAGTAGCTACAGTTTCAATAGTTAAAGCACTATTTGAAGCTCCAGCATCATCAGTTGTTTTAGATGAAATTCTACCAATGGTGTCCCCGATTAGAGTAGCGCCGAAACCAGTAGCTCTTTTTTTATTTAAAATAATCTCAGCAGGGTTCACACTATCTTCAGACCTACTTGATTGAATACCTGTATTTGATAAAACATCCAAAGCTGTGCCTGGAGTTTCAGTTCCAATACCCATCTTACCGTCAATGACTCTAAAGATTTCTTGAATGGTTGTAGACCCAGTAGTTGTTGCTTCAAAAATAATAGTGGCACCAGAAGCTGCTGCACCCATATCATCTAATGCTTCAACTCTAATTCTTGCTACGTTCGGATCACTTGAATCATCGCCACGACCCACAGCTTGAATATCTAAAATCGTGTCACCCGTTAAGACCTGACCGTTATTAGCGATTCTTTGTTTAATGAATTTCAACAACGCACCATCTATATCAGCAGTGATTTTTGAAATTTCAAAAAAAGCATCAGTAGAAGGGATCGTAGCTTTCAGTGTGTTTAAGTTTACTCGAAAGATTTCAATATCATTAGTACCGTCATAAACTTTATATGACCAATAGAAATTTGGAGTTAGCTCATTAGTTGTATCTATCCACGCTCCACCAGCTTGAAGTTCACTAGGTCTTGTAGTACCTGATAAACCAGAAACTACTGCGTTTTTAAAATCATCTAAAATTGTCGCAAGCTGCGTACCTGAAGTTGTATTTGGATTAATTGTTGACCAAATAGTCTGACTCATTAACTCCCCCTTAAATTATATTACTACGTTATTTTTTCTACCATAGCCTTTAGTCATTGCGTCGAATGTTCTTATGACACCAACATCATTTTTATCAAAAAACTTAACAGTGAAACCGTCAAGGTCCTTATTCGTAAAACTCCAGTAATCACCAGACTGTGCATTCTCCAAAGATATCTGAACATTTGGAGTAGTACCAGGACCTTTAAATGCTGGAGTATACGTCACAGTGTACCCATTTACAGCATCACTCACAAGGTTATTATGCTCATCTAATCTGTCTGGCATATCTGCTTTTATTGTAGCTACAAAAACCCTAGGGGTTACATTAACTTTATTGCTAATTAATTTTAGCCTAAATTGAAATATTCGACCAGTAGCGTCACCCATGTTGAATGGTCGCCAGTCTGTCCACACATCATCAAAACCTCCACTCAAGGTAGAGATAACATCAAGACTAGGCCAAAGACTAACGGTGTTGAAAACATCAGTTGAACGATACTGAGTTTGTACTTCCCAGTCACTCACACCCACTGTTGACATAAAATCAATAGAGCTTAGAGTGGTCCAGTTTTCCATTAAGTCACCAATGTTATACCCTTCAGCCTCTATCAATGACTGAAGTCTCACTGTATAAATCTCACTTAGATCAAGAAGGCTATTATAATAATAGTAACCTGGGGTGTAGTATTGAACTACCTCAGCCCCACCTGATACTGACTCTTTTAAAAGCAATGCTGCACCTGAAAGGGTTATATTATCTTTAGGTCCCACGAAAGTAGGAGCATCTGTAATAGTTTCAATAATGTTTAAATTAAATAACTCAGGAATGGTTGTAACGGCTCTTGCTGCATTTACTGACTCGTTCCCAGCAAGATCTATAGCTTTAATTAAATAGACTCCACTTCTTGCCTGAGTAGACACAGTACTGGTGTTACTATCAACTCTCATTAATGGTATTGAAGATGACCATGTCCCGTTGACGTTTGGTGAGAATCTAATCAGATACTCGTTAGCGTCACAATCAGGTATTCTATCCCAAGATAGTTGTAAAACCTCATTGGTGATATCAGTACCATAAACTTCAATATCACTTGGTGCTGATGTCTTTAGAGCAATGATGGTTGAAACTACCAAGGCTTCACCTAGTGGGATCTTTTTACCCGTTGCAGACACAGCTAGTACTTTAAAGTTGAACGTGCTACCCAGTAAGTCTTCATCGGGCACAACATAACGATAAGATGTTTCACTAGCTCTATCTACAATCAAATAACCTGAACCGTAATCCACATAGATCTCAAAATATTCAAACACTGAACCTATGGGGTATCCCCAGTCTAGATTAGCGTAGAACTCATAACCTCCACCTGCACAATCCCAACCACTATCTACTAAAGTTAAATCCTCTACAGCAGTTGGTGGGTATAAGTTAGGGTCAGTAATTAAAGAGATTTTAGGGTCATATGGTTCAAACTCATCGTCAGACTCATAGTTATAAACTTCTGGTGCTCGCTCTATTAAAACCAGTTGAGCCGATAAGTCATCATTCGGTGTTATTGATTTAACAATAGCGTCAAACACTGTGTTATCACTTTCACCTACAACAATTAAATCCCCAACTTGAGGAATGGTTCCACCTGCTGTGAAACTGTTCGGAGTTAGAGGTGTTAAAAGAGCTTGATAAATCTCACCATCATTTGAGTCTCTGAAAACATAACCATATGTTGGACCTACTGGGAAATCTAATGAGTCATCAATAGTCACTGTGTTACCCACTACAGTTTTAACTCTAGCAGGTCGCCCACCTACTCTCATCACATCTTGGGTGATTTGAACGAAGTCACCTCTATTACAAATTAAATGCTCAAAGTCTACAGTGAGACTCATTACTTCTTGTCGATATCTATTTTGAGCCATCATGAATCGACCAAAGCGCCAAGCCTGTTCTTGGTTTGTGCAAGCGAAGGTTTCAAGTGTGTCAAATTCACTAGCTGTTAAAGCTGTGTAACCATTTTCATAAACTACCTTATCGTTTAACTCCCAGTTCTTTGAAGGGTCTATAAACCTGATTTTAACAGCGTGTGGTTTCGTAGAATAACTTCTGGTAACACTAAAATCTTTTGAGTTTCTAGGAGTGAATATCTGAACAGGTGTGATCCTATCTATGTCTAAGAGTGCTGAGTATTTCCCATCGACCATATTTAATGTGGCTTGTGCAGAGTTTGCTACTTGGTTTAAAACTTCTTGTAAAGTAGTTCTATAATCTAAAACAAAGTTACATTGATACCTTGGGAAATTTAAAGTAATTCCTGTTGGTGGAGTAGGGGAAGCATCACAGTAGTCAGCCCACTCAACAATAGCCGCTAAATCAACTCGATCTTTAGCTATAGCTTTTTTATTTACTTCACCAATCAATAAGTCAGTAAACACCCATGCAGGGTTATTGTTCAACTCTCTAGTCCACGTTAAAGTATTTGCGTCATAGACTTCTAAAGCTGAGGTGTAAATCCCAGATAGATTTGAAATACTACCGTTTAATTGGTTGGTAGCCTTAATTCTCATTTCCATGAATACGTGGCGCTTTTCAGTAATTATAGGTATGGTCTCAAGTCTTGTAACAATGCTGGACCAAGTGAGTTTATCAAATTTATCTGGACCATAGGACCCTAATGTTTGAGTACGTTCAACTCTCACCTCAAATTGACCAACGTCAATAGGTGTAAACGAGAAGGTTGAATAGATGGGTTTCGTGTCTTCCCCTGTGAGTCTAACTAAACCCGTAGAGCTTAAATTGACTTTAATGTTACCAGCACTTACGTCACGCAGAGCTGTGTAATAAGTTGACTCACCACCTTTAGGGAATAAGTTGACCTCAAATGTACCAGTAAATAAAACAAGACTTTTTGTTAAAGGTCTGTCAATTACTACAGCTTCATAAAGAGAAGGAGTATCTGTAATACTAACGATAGTACCTACGTATTGCCCATAAAAGAATAAATAATTACCGACTTTCAAATCAGCATGTTCTTTTAGGAAAACAGTAGATGAACCTTTAGCTACCCCATAATACCTTACAGCTGTTTTAATCCAAGCAGCACTGTCATCTAATATAAACTCATCGTTAACATCATCAAGTCTTTGAGGTGTCTCAAAAGAGTCATATAATTTTGTGTAAGGTGAAGGTGTGTCGAACGATGGTAAAGGAAAAGCTTCAAGATCAATACCTTCATAAACAGATGGTTGTCCACCAATACTAACGTGGTGTTTGGTGTATACAGGATCATTGAAAGATCTCCATGTACTGGACCCGACTTTTCTATATTGGATTTTAATATCTATGTTTCTTTCAATTTTTACACCTTGTGAACTGAAACCCACAAGACCTTCAGGGTTTACAAAACTCAACATGATTGTTTGTGGGGTTAACCCCGTGTTAGGTGCTGAGTTTCTTATTGCTAGATACTCATCAGCTGGTGTTCCACTAACTGAACTGTTACCGTTTAAAGCTAGAGCTAAGTTTTCAGACTCAACATCATTTTTGTAAAGCACAAATTCACTTTCAATTTCATCCCAAATACCTTCATCAACAGCAGGTTTATTGAGATCAACAAAACGATAATCAACATCAGTGAAATCTTCAATTTTGGTATCACCAATTAATAAGCCTTCAACCAACCCAGGCCCGAGACCAAAGTCATAAATCGCATAAAGATATTGAACCAGCTCACCATCAGAATCATTTTCAAGTTGTGTGTAAGGGTTAGCAGCTACTGTAGGGAATATCCTGTGCTTACCATATACTTTAGGTACAGTAGCGAGTTTCTTAACAGCATTGCTTTGCCCAGTAACGGAGTACATCTGAGACTCTTCACCTGCTGTCTCTGATTCCATAACCACGTCTGGAGGAGGAAACAAACTGTTAAGTAAAAGTCCCGTAGCCATTGTTGCACCAACAGTGGCTAATGCTGTAGCTAAAGGTCCCCAACCAAACCCTGGCACAAGTACGGCCACGGTGATAAGAGCTATTTGTTTTAATATACCTCCACTCTCACCTTGCTTAATTACTGGGCAAATTAAAACATTATCATCTTTTGATAATTTAATAGTTTCTAAAAGGTCACTTTCAATCTCATGACCGTTTAAAACAGCTTTGAAAACTTCATCTTTTTCAAACTTACCTGTGTTGATATCCTTCAAGCATCTTTTAAAGGCTTCAGATAATAACTCACCATCAACAATCTTAAACGTAAGATCGCTATCATTTTTTTCCAATGATTGAAATTTGACTTTTATCATCTAAGAAAAGCTCCTATGACGGTAATACCCATTAACCCTGGTAGAATATCTTGAAACAGAATCTATAACAACCCCGTTACCTTTAAGAGAATGAATAAATTTACCAACTCCAAGGTACATTCCAATGTGACACTCTACGCCAAGAATCCTCAGAAGCATTATATCCCCAGGTTCAGGTTTATCGGATTTAAAGAACTCACCCTTATTAGTTTTAATTAAACTCTCACATTCTTCACGGTCTGGAACATCACATCCATAATCTTGGTGAACGTCTAGGTTATAAACATCTTGATATAGTTTTCTAACTAAGTCCCAACAATTAAAATCTTCATAGGGTTTACCAACATAGTTAGAACAAGCCTGGAAAATTTGACGGTTCATATTTTTCTCCAGTCATTTCTACGTTTAAAAAATCATCTACAATAATCTTTGCACTAATGCTCTGTTTGTTCATTTGAATGGTTTGGATCTCAAGGTTATCCTGAGTGATTTGAACATCATCAGGCATTGAAGCAAGAATTAATTCAATTACAATACTGATGGGTGAGGTGACTGATCTTATCTCATCTACTAAGTCTAAGGATATGTTATCAAAATTAATACTAAATTCTCGCACAGTCTCACCATCATCTACTGGAAACCTGATCTTAAAAGGAAAAGCTGTAAAAGTATTAGTTCTAGAAACAACATCCTTAGTATTATTAACTAACCTGATTGTACTAAAACTATCATGGGTTAAGGTTATTAAAGTCAGAAAAGGATCGTTAGATTCTTGAGATAACAATTGATAGACTAATTCTGGTGATAATTGATTAGCCATCAGGGTGCCTTCTCAAGACTTAAAGCTACTCCAAATTTCGCACCACCCATCCCAGTTATCCTAGGGGGAGTAATGAATCTAAAACTAGCTGCTGATGAATCAATTGGGTCAACCCAATCAAAAAAGTCAGTTCCATTATTTAATGTTGTCTTATAGAAGGTTTTTAGATCCGCGTACTCTGAACTATCTAAAATGATTGATCCTCTATATTGATCAACACCATCAGTGTACCGACTTCTAACTTTAGCTAGACCGACATCTACATCAGACTTAATTCTAGTATCACCAAATACAAGTTCAAACTGTGTTGACTCAACTTTTTGCTGTAGTGTTGCAGGCCAAGTCGCCATTAGTAACCCTTTCTAGATATGCCGAAATTACTTCTTAATTGTTTATCGTAAGTACCCTTGGATAAACCTTCTCTAACTTTTGACTCAATTACAACTTCAATATTTCTCTCACCATTAGAACCAAAAGTCTCTGCTGTTGTTATCTCAGTATCACTATTATTTATAATATTAATATTCACAGGATTGACCGATGCTTCAACTCCTAACTTACCATTACTTCTTGATAAGGGGAGTATTGCTTCAGGCCCAGCTTCACCCATTAACCCAGTCTTAGATCCATAATTAAATAATGTTGGTGAGCTTACTACCCCACCTGATGCGAAGGCTCTTATACCACCTTGATTAAAAGCCGCACCGTTGGCCGCTGAGAGTGTTGGGTCAGCTCCTGGAGTTAAACTTAAACCTCCACTTCCACCTGTAATAGCTCTAGCTAAAGGTGCGATGATTTGCAATCTGATAATAATTTTTAATAAATCATCTAAGATAGATTGTGCAAATCTATTAAACTCAAACTTACCTGTTTTCACCATGTCGAATAATTCATTTTCTAAAGAACCAAAAGCTTTACTAAAAGTTTCAGCTACACCTTCACCCATAGTTTTAAGGTTACTAAGAAAAGTTTCAGCGCCAGATTTAAAAACAGTACTGTAAGTACTAAAATCAAGTGCTTCAAAAGTTTTAGTTAATTCTTTATTATATTCTTGTAAGCTTATCTTACCAGCGTCTAATTGAATCTTCATGTCTTCCAGCTTTAAACTATCCAACACTTCTTTAAACTGTGTTGCACTTATAGCGCCTTGATTGAATGCTTGCTGAACACTTATTTTTTTAATATCCGTTAAGGACTTATTATAAGCATCAAGTGTTATTTTCCCATCATAAAACTGCTGATTAAGGTCAGCTAACTTAGCTTTGCCGAGTTCACTAAAGTAATCTCTTGCTGAAAAACTACCTTCTTTAAAAGCCAAATTAAGTAAAGATACAGCACCAGAAAGTTTTTCAGCATTTGCACCATACCTACTTTTAAGTAAGTCTAATTGACTTTGTAATTTGTCTTTACTGAGACCTTTGAAACCACCTTTATCACCTTTTTCAAGTTTATCAGCTTCCTTTCTTAATTTTTTTGATCTTTCAATATTCTTTGCTATGCTGTCATCTAATCTCTTCCCCACTTTGTCTTTATTTTTATCAAAAGGTGAAATTAAAAGTTTTTGAAATTTGAATAAAGAGATTTGAAGGTCAGACATGAACGCTTCAAATCTCTTGAATTTTGCCTCAAGAGTGTCTAAATTTTTAATCGCAACAGCCGTAAAAACAAGTAGACCTGTAGCTAATGTAGCCCAAGGGTTCAATAGGGTAATCAACAATAAAGTCTCACCAAAAGATATCACCGCTGGTATTGCAGTGGTTAATATAGTAGATGACATAGCAGCTAAGGCTACTACAGCGCCAGTCCCTATTAAAAATGCAAATAGAGTAAATTTACCTATCAACCATTCTAAACTTTTAGCAAACTTACTTGATATACCCCACTCATCATTTAATTTGAATATACTCTCTCTAATCCCATCTAAAGCCGCAACGATTGTTTTCTCAATGGTAGGCTTTATATCTTTAGCTTGTTTAGCTAGCTTCTCTTGATTATCAAATAAAATCTTTAAAACATCAGATGCGCCAATGGCCCCTGTTGCAGCTTTTTTATAAATATCTTTTCCATATTCTTCTCTTAAGAGTTTGGCTACAACAGCGTTTTGTTCCATGACCGAACGTAATTCTTGACCACGTACTTCACCAGAAGCAAAGGCTTGGGCAAGCTGTACTATAGTAGCCTCAGTCTCTTTAAGACTCGCACCAGCTACCAAGAACGAGTCTTGTAATACTTTAGTTAAGTTAATTAAAAAGTCAGTCTCAATCCCAGCTCCACCAATAGCAGCAGCCAACCTCGTATAAGTCTTAGCCGTTAATTCTAGAGATGACTGAGTGTCTTTAGCTACTGAACGAAGTTTAGTGAAAGTTTCCCCTGCGTCAGCAGTACCACCACTTAACACTTCAATCCTGTCACCCAGCTGTTGCATGGTATCTGACATTCTAACAATTTCACCAAGCCTCATAGCACCGAACCAGGCAATAGAAGCGTTTCTTAAAAACTTAAAGCTACCAGCCATGGACTTGGTGTTCTTATTAAGTGAACCCATTTGGTTAGCAAGCTTTTTAATTTGTCGCTCACCTTTTACGTCAGCGATAATCCTTAAAATTTCAGTTTTTAGATTTGCCACTATCTTTCCCCGACGCTTTATTTTTCTCTCTAGATAATTCTAACAAAGTATTATCTAAAAGTCGCATGATGTATAAGAAATCATCAAATTCCCCTAATTCATATACTCTAAAATACTCCAGTATAGATGTAAATGGAATAGGACCAATGTCCATACCTATTTGGCGACAACTTGATAATTCAAAGAACGCTTCAAGGTAAAATTCGTAGGGACCTATGTAAGGCTCCCTATCTTCATCGGCTAGGAAACCTTTCTGTAGTAAGTTATCGTAAAAACCCGACGGTATTTTCTCAGCCCACTTATTATACCAGACTAAGTACCGTCTTAAGAGTTTCCCAAGACTTCTTTATAGTTATTTGAATCTTCGGCATACCGCATCAAAGTGTCAAATAACTCAGGTAAACTCTCAAGTAGAGTAATGGCTAAATCAGAGTTGTATGGCTGAACAACACCATCAATCTCAATACCCTTCCAATCAACTATACATGAGTTAACAAAGATTTTAATCTCAATCTCTTGAGCTTTCTCATCTGATAGTGAACCCATTTCGATTTGCCTAGCGTAGGGCTTATAATGAATCTCTAAGGCTTTTTTAATTTGAGGATTACTTTTCTTAAAAGGTTTAACTAAGAACTCAACCCCTTCTGAAATAGGAACCCATTTACCGTCTTTAGATGCTTGATCGTCTAGTTTAAAAAATTGATCTAGATTAGTTTTCATACATATCTCCTTATGTGTTTCAACTAATCTAGAGACATTATCCTAGTTTGTAAATATAAATAGATTTTTCCCCGTTTACGCCAACCTTAGCTGTACCTTCCATTTCTAGAATTACATCTTGGTTTTGCCCACCTGAAGCAGGATCATCAAAAGACACCTGAACTGCTGGCATATAAAACCCGTACCATCCCCCAGTGTTCTTAACAATGAAACCTAAACCGAAAGCTTCTTGAGATAGTTTCTTACCTAATAACTGCCAAGCCGCATCTTTAAGATATGTACTTAGAGACACACCGATTTGAGCCGTACCTTCAGAGTAACTTTGAGGTGCCGCAAGACCAATACAGTTTTGAGGAGTCAGGTTGTTATTCAAACTTAAAGAAATGTTTTGAATACAAAAGTCATCATCACCCAAAGTACCGTCGGCACTTGTAACTAAGAAAGGCATATCAATTGAACCGTTCATAGAGTTGGAAGTCGCAGGGTCAGTGATCTCTCTTAAGTAAGTGTTGAAATCAGCAGCAGCTTCTACAGCTTCATAACCGTTTCCAGAAAATGTAAAAGAACCTGTCACTAACTCACCGTAGGCAACATTTAATTCCATTTCTGAAACAATCATCCCACTATAATTAATAGCTTTAGTTGTAAGATCTAAGAAAGTTTTCTCCATTGAGAAAGACTGTTTGTTAATCCCAACTTCTAATTTATCAGCAAGTTGATAACCAGTTGGTGTGTCATTAGTCATTCCAGCAGGACCTTGATAAGTAACTACTAAAGCAGTTACGTCTAAAACAACAACCTCTACATTGTTATTTGCTGTACCACCTGAAAGAACTATAATGTCACCAATGACTAAACCTTCAGTCACGAAACTTCCAGCTGCGCGAGTGATTGTTTTTAATGTTGAATCTAAAGTCAAACCCACTACTACAGCAGCTGTTGAAACGAAGGTGTTAAAAAGAGCACTCTCTAACATGGAATCAATCGCAGCTTCTTTAGCTAATTCAAAATTGATTGCTCCACCAACTGTAAGACCTGTAACCACTTGACCACTTGATAATCTATCCACTCTAATTTGAGCTGACTCAACAGTGTCAGGAGTTCCACTTAAAGCTTCTGAAGTAAATCTAGATGTTGAAAACCCACCAGCACCTGTTGCTAAATTTGTAGGACCTTGAGTTGTTTGAGCTGTTCCAGCAGTTCCAGAAATAGTACAAGCCGCTAAAGCAATTGCGGCGGCGCTACCATCAAAAGCAGCTTTCACTTGAGTAGCCGTTGAAGTACCTGATTGAATGTCTATAACAATTGCGTTACCAGTAACTACAACAGTCTCTGCGCCAGCAGTACCTGTGTTGGTATACTCAATACTAATTGCGTCTTGACCAGTACCTGCTAATACAGCAGTGAAAGTTAAATCTTGAATCACAACTGTTGAGTACACAGCAGTTGGAATGGTCCCATAAGTTGTTTCTTTTGCGAATGTTACTCGCACTAAATTTGATGAAGACATTGATTACCCCTTTTAATTAAATTATAAATCCAAATCGCGTTCATAGGAAGCCAAAAAACTAGCTGACACAAAACCACCTTCAAATTGTAAGGTAGCTCCAGAGCCATAATTTAACGGTGTGACTTCCTCAATTAGTATAGACTCAATCCGTTGACCCCTCAAAAGACTACGCAACGCTTCGCCACGCGTCAATATTGAATCTACAGCACCAGCCTTTGCAGGTTCAACCACATGGAAGTAAACAGCTCCAGTTTCTCGGTACTTACCTTGAGTATTGGTAGCTGGCACAGTTATAGGTACTTCAGTCCCACCGAAAAATTCTAGACCTAACCAAACCGAATCATAACTTACAACGATCTCAAAAATGTCTTTATATTGAACAGACAAATCAACAGTCTCAGTCTCACTAGAATTAGCTGTTAAAAAATCCTTAACCTTTGTTCTTACATACGCTGAACTCAATCTGACACTCCTCGTTTTCCACCAATATATATTTTAATGGTGGGGTATAAATATGTTCTTGGTTTCCTTTTACTTGTTCCACCACCTTTAAACATAGCAGTTAAGCCTAATAAGCTCCCAGGAATAAACCCAAAATAAATACTCACATTACCTTTATACTTTCTTTTGGCCGCTCTAGTCGATAAGAAATATACCCCATTAGGTTTTAATGATGTTGGCGAGCGAACTCGACCTGATGAATTTGTACGTTTATTTTTAATTCTAACTCGTCTAGTTCTTTGTCTAGTTACACCAAGTCTTTCAAGCCTCCTAGCATAAGGGGCACTATTCACAATCCTAATAAAATCATTTCTTTCTATCTTAGGGTTAGTTTTCTCCCAAGCCAAAAGCTCAGATAGAGTTGAAGCTATCCTTGTCCCATTTAAAAAAACAAAATGTGAGCTCCTATAGTTACCAGACTCAACTGGTGAACGCTTCAACACTTCCTTATAAGCAAAAACTATAATTTCTAGACTTTTGACTCGTTTCTTAAACTCAATCTTACCAAATGGTTTAACTTGAAGGATAGGTTTGTTTAATCTGTTATCCACTATAGTAACAGGGTCTTTCTCAAAACCTTGAGCTTGGCGCTTCTTAAGTAAGTCATGAGAAACGGTTATTAAAGTGCGCCTCATTAATTTAACTAACTCCTCAAGAGTAAGTTCACCGTTCAAGTCATTATTGACAGAAAACTTAGTAGGTTTACCCCTACTCTTAATCTCAGTTTTGACTCTAAAGGTTATCGCTTCCATTAACCTGAACGCATCCTCCACCCCATTACCGTACCGCCGACATTATATAATGGGATGATATGTGTAATGGAGTAAAAATTACCCCCAACAACCAACCTGTCTCCACGTTTAGGTTCAGTTAAAGGAGCTTCTAAATTTCTTTTTGAAAGAACAAACTCGTCACCCTCAATCTCAACATTTGAAGGACCAGCCATAGAACGAGAATAACTTGACGGTGACACAAGCACATTAGATGTATCAGCGTCACGATTTAAAGTAGCCGACATTTGTTTAAGTCTTAATAAATTATTAAAAGCATCTTCTAACATTATGACTCCACAACATATTCAATTTTAGACGATCCATAGACTGATCTTTCACTTCTATAAATATCTAAAATATTTAAATGAGAACCAAGTATTACACCAAAGGGTGTGGTCCTATCGTTGTTAGACAATGTATAATCAAAGTCTATTGAGATAGTCCCAGGGATAGAAACACGTTGCACATCTGACCCGAAGTTTAACGCTACTCCGCTAGTCTTTTTATTATAACGAGTTTCAACTATTTCCTTAACTACGTTTTGAAGTAAAGTAGGAATTACGGCATGACCTGCTTGGTAAGTTACAACAGTCTCTTTACACCTGAAAAACCCAGTCTCTTTAACAACTGTTGCGTACTTAAGATTGGTTACGTATTCTGTTGTATCCAATGTTGCACCATCTTCAACAATGCTGGTTAAAGAAATCATCGGAAACATAAATAAATCTGTTCTCATCTTGATAGGGTAATCCCAGTTATAAAAAGTCTGAACATAATTGGTTACTTCAAATTTTCTACGACAATAAAACTCAACAGCTTCACTCACCACAGTTAATTGTTCAGTTAAAAACGTATCATAAGATGCGTCAGCAATACCTAGATAAGTTTTCATATCAGCTAAAGTTACTAACATCATTCTCCCCTTTTTTTAATTCCAAATACAATCTATAAGGCGTGTTAGATCTATTCCTATCATACTTAGGTCTTATCCTTGCAGGCAAGCCCTCTAGTGCTTCATGGCAAATCATATTATTAGTTGTGTCACCAAAAGGCTCTTTGTAAGGGATAGGTCTGTTAAAGGCGAACAATAAAAACCCACGCCAAGTTAACCAAATTAAATACATGTAATCGTAAGTTGAACCTCTATGTTTATACTTCATATGCTCATAAATCTTAGCTTCATCTTCATGAGATTCTAATTCATAATACGTAGAAAAAACACGCTTACGTTTTTTAAAAAAATCCTCCACACTATCATCTATAAACCCACGAAACGACCAGTGCAGTACTCTATTATTTACAAGTATACCAAAATGACTACAGGGTTCTTTTAAGAAGTAACCTATAAAGTCCTGGTCTTTACTTATCTTTTTTAAAAATAATGATCTAGTCCATATAAATGTCATATCTACGCCTTAAATATCTCAAAGATTGCTTGGAACCTATGTTGGTAGCCAGGTTGATGTCTCATCATAAATCTAATTCTATTTGTGCCTAACCCAGGAGGTAAGTTAACAAAAACTCCAGTAGGAGGCATTACGCCAGCATGATAGAGCATTGTACCGTTAACACCTTTTAACCCCACAGGATCTCTAGGGCTAACAAAACTCATAGCCATTCCCCCATCCAATACTGTAATTGGAAAAATATTATATGCGTTTAAAGCAGGATCAACATCTAACATAAATCCCCACATATAAACTTCTGTTGTTGGCACCTCTTGATGTGTAACAACCCCACTCATAATCATAAAATCAACGTTAGGCATAAATTTATAATCTGTTCTTATACATTTCGTATCAAGGTCAAGTTGTGTAGGGCTAACCATTAAGGTCTCAACACCATTTACATCTTCATAAAAATCACAAGTAGAAAAACCAGTATCTTGGTTTGCAGCATTTTTGTCATGGATAGCTCCATCAACTGTGGCAGTCGTAAATTCTATTTCATGTAATCTTTGATAGAATCCATCTGGAGCATATTTTGTTGTAACTTTAATCCCAGCCGTGTCGCTATCTTTATCCATGATGTTAACATCTGTAGGAGCTTTGATAACTGGTACTGGGATACCGTCATGCGCGCCAACTAAAGCTATCAATATTGTTTCTTCAGGAGCCGATAAGACTCCAGTAAATAATATCTCTAGAACATCAGAATCAGTATTGATAGCATCCAACGCTGGTACAATTGCACTTGCTGTAATTTCAGTAGTTAGCTTAGGCGTGTCAACTGCGGCGTTTAAAGTATCAGCAGCTATTGAAAATATCATAAATCAACCCTCCATAATTCAAGCCTTGCTCTACGAATTTTAGCAGAGCCCCCACCATCGTCATTATATTGGATTTTAAAAGTATTCACTCCTGAAAGAGCTGTGAAATGTTTAAACCCACTTTGGCCAAGCCAAGTGTGCTTTTCAAATTCATCAACAGACGTATGCTCTATTTGATGTAAAACAGTAACATCATTTTGAATCATCTGATAATTTGCATCACTATCTGATGTGTACATTTCATAGCTAAATTGCATTCTATAATTTCCTAATGCTAAGGACGGTGTAGTTAAAGTCAGTTTAGTTTGATAACTTCCAGATGTAGTAGATGATTCACTTTCGCTTTCTGCATATTGATAATTAGCACCGAAATTATTGCCGCTTCCTGCAGGACCAACTGGGCCTACTGCACCAGTAGCTCCAGTAGCCCCTTGAGGACCTTGGATAGCTGTTATATCTATAATGTTCTCATTAGAATCCAATATCTGATACTGAGATATTTTAGAATTTGTATACGCACCAGTGTGCGCGGTAATTATTCCTGCTAGGATAACAATCTCACCAGCCGATAATGCGGCTTTAAAAGATACCGTCAAAATATCGTCATCCCTGGAAACACTCTCCAGAGCGGTAACAATCGCAGACAACCTAATCTCAAGGGTTAGAGTATCAAGATTACATACCCCACTTGCTGTTTGTGTAGAAATTGTAAACGTATGAAGCATTAAGCTACCCTCCAAATTTGTAGGCGAGACTTACGTACACCAGAGGTTCCAGCGCCTAAATTCCTATATTGAAACTCTACCTTTAATTGTGTAGCGCCAGACAAGGTTTTTGTGGTGTACCCACTATAAAAAAACCACTCGTCTTCCTGCTTCTTTCCAGTTTTTATAGCTGGGTTTGTTATCGTAGAACTATCAAGTCTAATTCTCACATCCACACCTGCTTCGGCTTTTGAGAATCGCACTTCAGAGTACCACATTACTAAATACTTACCGCCATCAACAAGGCCTGTAAAAGTATTATCTATCTTATCCTGCCAACTAGCAGAAGTAGTTTCTGAAGTCCCGTTTGACAGGACCTCAGAATAATTTGTACCGAATATCGCACCACCAAGAGCGGCTAGTTCATCAAGCTGCCCTTGAACTTCATCCGAGATTAAACCATTTACAGTAGTCGCTGAAACATTAGAAGCAGTGAGTTGAAGCTCCTCCTGGAGACTCAACTCAATACCATTTTTTTCTAATATCGCAACTTTATAATTAGGCATTTTTCTTAATGAACCTAACTTCAACATGTAGTACACCAGCTGCTGCTAATACCCCAGCTTGCCACACATGTGATCCTGAAGCAGAAGGTAAATTTGCAGTAAGAGTACCATCCCAGTAAATAGGATCACCGTTTGCAGGAGTTCCAGCTATTGTTAAACCACTGATTTGCTGATCGTTAGCAGTAACTACAACACTCGCCGCCGCCGCTTGAGTTGTTAAAGCTAAACCAATCCCACGATGAGCCGCTGAAAGCGTACTGTAAGGTAAAACAGTGTTCGCAGCTGAAATATAACAAAGATCGCCAATTGTAACTCCACCAGCTCCAACAGTGTATGAAACACCAAGGCCAGCACTAGCCGCAGCAAGTTCAGCTAAAGCCCCCTCAACATTAGTTGCAGTAATTAAACCACCTGAATCTTCTATCCCAATTATTGAAGCTCCTTCACCGTTTGCGTTTGAAGCTAAATGTTGAGCTTGTATAGCTTTATTAGCTTCAGTAAAAGTTGTAGACCAATCAATAGCTAGGTCATCAGCCACATCAATTAAACCACTTCCTGCAAAATCAGTTGGTTCAACAGCTAACTCTGTACCAACAATTTTCAAACCACCGCCAGTTAAAAGATCAGCTCTGAAATCAACACCTACAAGTTCAACACCATTTGAAGCTGTGTAACTTGGTAAACCTTGAAATTGTGAAAACTGTAAAGCAGTAGTGTCAACAGTAATAGGGTCAGCTGTGATTAAACTCCAACCTGTATTCCCGTTTGCTGTACCTTCTCTAATAAAAGTAAGCATTCCGTTAGCTACTTCGCCAGCAGGTGTACCATCAGCATCAGTAACTCTAGTTAGAATCGCAGCAACCCCTGCTGTACCTTCAGTGGTCACTTCATAAAGACCGTTATCTACATCGGCCAAAGCTTCATCTTTAACTAAAATTCTGTCTGCTAAAACTGTAGCAACACCATCAATCGTCAATACACCTACTGCGTCCATTGTAAGTGTTTTACCTACACCGGAACCAGCTGCGGTATTTGCAGGTAACGCAGCAGCTGTAGCCACTCGACAAGACTCTTTTAACTGAAAACCAGCTTCAACATTTTGTAACTGAATTAAAGTGACAGCGTCTTGAGGATTTGTACCGTCAGCCATATTTGTGATCTTAAAACCACCCATAGACTGATCGCCTGTGAAAGCTCTTGTACCATCAGCCTTTGTATAAATCGTATGATCGTCGTCACCAAGACCTAAAAGACCACCGTGATCAATTGCACCAATATCTATAAAAGATAGATCTAAAAGCCCAGCCGCATCAGTAACTAATGGTTTTGCTGCGTCAGCCACACCAGTACTAGCATTGATGTGCTCATTTTCTCTATAGTAACGAGCATCATGAATATGCTCATCATTCGCGTCTACACCACCAATTAGATTACCTAATTTAGCATCTGTTAACTCATAGTTTGCCGTTTTTACTGATAACATTTTTATGCTATCACCAGCCTCACTATGCTCCTCACGTAAACCGTCAGTGTTAATATAAAGTACCTTAATATCAGCCATGATTCCCCTCCCCTATGTTAAATCAATCCTTGATAATTTCACCCGTATCAGGATTGTATCCTAAACGCTGACTATCGGATAGTCCATATTTAGGGAAAATTTCTTTTTTAAAATTTGTGTATTTTTCTTTAATGTTTTCGTACCTATCCGCTTTAGACTTAACTAGACCACGCTGTGAAACCATCTTGTGTTTGAAGAGTTCTAACTCTAAATTCATGTTTCTTAACGATTGTTCTTCTAAAGCCATGTCTTTTTGTGCTATAGTTACATCCCTTGAGATATTCTCTAATTGAATTAAATCATCTTTATCTAAAACATCCTTAAATTCTTTAACAACTTCTTTTTTAACTACTTTTTTCTTACTTATTTTCTTTCTTCTTGCTGTTGTCGCCATTTCAACTCCTTAAGCTATGACTGCTGGT